ATTGTAGGACAAAACGAACAGTTGTCTAAAAATGTTAGTTATCCAAACTCTCCAGGTCTTAATTTGCCTTTGTTACCAAATTCCTCGAAAAGAACTTTAGCTTCAACCACAAAAGCCCAAACCGGTGCTTTAAATCCAACAGAACCAGCTGGGTATCAACCAAAGCCATTAGATTCCGATTACAATAGAGGTTACTTCAATAGATACTTTGTTAAGAAGGTAAACGAAACAGGTTACATAAAGGAGATCTCAGTAGAAGAGTATAATAAAATACAAGATGGATCAGCGCTATACGATGTTTCTTTCTATCAAACAGAGAAGATACTGTGGAAACTAACCGGACCGCTAAATACGGTGAGGCTTTCCCAATACGATATAAGAGCTGGCATAGTAGACACAAACAAGAGACTGATTGAGACCACAGATCAACGATTTTTGGGGTTGAAGACCTACATAGGAGACGAGTACGCAAAGTTCTCTAGACCCACCCAATAGATAGTTATTACTATTTGCGTATTTATGTTTACATTTGAAAAAAATAAGAGTTATGTACTTCGTCATAGAAACGGAGGAGCAGCTATCAAAGTTACAACCACGAGACAGTTGCTTTCTTCAAGTAATTCCAAACAACTACAGCTATCATCCAAAGCTTGCAAAGATCTCTTTATACTATTACAGGGGTGAAGATAAAGGCTACGTATTCAGCATAGAGCACAGCGAGTCTTTTCCACTGGATAACAAACTTGTGTTAGATTTCATAAATAAGCACAAAAGGGTTTACGTGGTAGATAAAAAGTATCACACGCACTTCTTGGATCACAACGGCGTGGTAGATTTGCAATTCTTAAAACAGGACGCCAAAGATCAAAAAACAGCCATACAAGTAGAGTACGAATCGAAGTACCGTGGGTTCTCAGGAATAAACAACATAATACCGTTGGTAAAACACTACGAACACATGGAGCGGTTGTACAAGCACTACGAAGACTGCTTAAACTCGTCTTATAACCAAGAAATAGACAAAGTAATAATTGCGTACAATTACGTAGAGAGCAACCCAATCAAGATAAAAGAGCAACAGTTCTTCGAAAAGTTTAAGCTGTTAGAAAACCAAGCGTCTTTATCAAAATCTTTTATTTACAACCAATACAACCTACACAACCAAACCGGTAGACCAACAAATTCATTCAACGGCGTAAACTTCTTGGCAATTCCAAAGGAGAAAGAACACAGGGACTGTTTCGTACCCGCCAACGACTACTTCGTAGAGTTCGATTTCGACGGCTACCACCTCAGGCTAATAGGTAAAGAAGTCGGATATCATTTCAAAGAAAGCTCAGTACACGAATACCTTGGTAAGCAGTACTTCAACAAAGACACGCTGACAGAAGAAGAGTACAAAGAGTCTAAGACAATAAGCTTTAAAAACCTATATGGTGGCGTACCAGAAGCTTACCAGCACATAGAGTTCTTTAGTGCGATGGTAACGTTATCAAAAAAATTGAGTCAAGGGTGTGCGCCTGGTGAGTCCATGGAGCTACCCACTGGGATAAGTTTGACAAGGGAAGAAGACATGTACGATAGCAAGCTGTTGAACTACTACGTACAGAACTTAGAAACCAAGAGAAACGCAGAGAAGATTCTCCAACTGAAAGAGATATTAGAAGGAAAGAAGACAAAACTTGTGTTGATAACTTACGATGCTTTCCTTTTTGACTATTCTGTGTCCGATGGCAAAGAGTTATTGGTGCAAATAAAGGATATACTAGAGCAAGATCAAATGGTAGTAAAACACAAACACGGAAAAACATACTTTTTGTAAAAAACAAACATATTTATAAATGTTTAACGAAGAATACAGAATAACACGAGAGATGCTAAAGAACAAGCTTTTTTGCACATTTACCACAGAAGAGGGGCTAAACGAACTGATAGAGTCAATAAACCGTGAATACTCGGTGCTTTACAAAAAGATATTCGTTCTTAGCTCACCAGAATCCTCAGAGCTGATGTGTACCTACAACATAGACTACACTGATGACCAGCCAAGGATAATGAAGAACACCATCTTGGTTCACAGAAAGAAAGAGACTAACACACTATACACAATCAACTCTCTTAACGCTCTAATAATGAGCTTGAACGGTGGAGTCCTTGATAACAAATACCCCGTTAACTGGCAAGATTACAAAAACTCAATACTGCTGGTGCAAGACTCCAAATTTCGTAAGCTAAATACCGAAATTAAAAAAATCGTGAACTTGTAAAATAAAATTTTCTCCTTTCGATTTTTTTTCGTATATTTGTTTTTTATCAAACAGTATACATACTATGGACATTAACATGCTAAGACAAAGACTACAATCTTTGCAAAATCCAAAAAGCGGTGGCAAAGGAGAGCTTCAAAAAACCCTTTGGTCCCCAACAGTAGGTAAGCATTCTGTGAGAGTGCTACCATCGGCTTACAACAAGTCAAACCCATTCAAAGAGCTCTATTTCCACTACGAGATCGGAAACAAGACTATGATCGCTCTGACAAACTTCGGAGAAAAAGATCCAATCGTAGAGTTCGCACAGGGTCTTAGAAAGTCTTCAAACCGTGAGGACTGGCAACTGGCCAAGAAGCTTGAACCGAAGATGCGCGTTTTCGTACCCGTTATTGTTAGAAACGAAGAAGACAAGGGCGTTATGCTTTGGGGCTTCGGTAAACAAATCTTCATGGATCTTTTATCAATAGCTGAAGACGAGGACGTGGGAGACTACACAGATCCTTTACAGGGACGAGACATCACGATCGAAACGTTGGGTAAGGAGTCAACTGGTTTGACTTACAACAAATCTACCATTCGCGTGAGAACAAAGGTCACCCCTTTATCAGAGAACGCAGATCAAGTTAAAAAGTGGATGACAGAACAGCCAGATCCTACTGCGCAATTCAAGCGATACAGCTACGACGACATGAAGGCTGCTTTGTTGGGTTACCTAAACCCTGAGAGCGAAGAGGAAGAAACAGAAGAAACACCGGCCGCTCCAGTAGAAACCCCAAAGTTTTCTTTGAACACGGGTAAACCAAGCGTCGATTCTCGCATCGATGACATTTTTAACTTCTAAAAAAAGCCCCTCCCAGAGGGGCATTTTAATCTAATATGGCAAAAGAAAAAAAACAAAGTCTGAACGGTGCTATATCCACTGCGGTTAAGGGAGGATTCAACTTAGAGAATTTTAAAAAGAAAAAGAACCTTAGCACCACATCAGTAAAGTTCAAAGATGACAGGTGGATACCGTTATCGAAAGCGTTTCAAGAGGCGTTACAGATACCAGGTCTACCGATGGGTCACATAAATTTATTAAGAGGTCACTCTGATACTGGTAAGACTACAGCTTTACTTGAAGCAGCAGTATCATGTCAAAAGATGGGAGTACTCCCCGTATTTATAATCACAGAGATGAAGTGGTCTTGGGAGCACGCAAGGCTCATGGGACTAGAATTTAATGAGGTAGCTAACGAAGACGGTGTAGTTTGCGATTACGACGGATTCTTTATATTTGTTGACAGGGAAAAGCTTCAGTGCATAGAAGACGTAGCTTCATTTATAGCTGATATTTTGGATGAACAGAAGAAAGGCAATCTGCCATACGACCTGTGTTTCTTTTGGGACTCAGTTGGTTCAATACCGTGTAAAATGTCTATCGAGAAGTCTACCAATAATAACGAGTGGGCTGCAGGAGCAATGTCTACCCAGTTCGGTAATTACATAAACCAAAGAATAGTATTGTCAAGAAAAGAAAGCCAACAATACACAAATACCCTTATCGCTATTAATAAAGTGTGGGTAGCAAAACCTGACAATCCGATGAGTCAGCCTACTTTACAAAATAAAGGCGGTAATACGATGTACTTCGATGCGTCTCTTGTTATCACGTTTGGTAATGTAGCAAAAGCTGGCACAAACAAGATCAAAGCTAGTAAGAGCGGTAAAGACATAGAATTTGCTAAGAGAACTAGGATTTCTTGCGACAAGAATCACATAACTGGAGTAACTGCTGTTTCTAAAGTGATAATGACACCAACTGGATTTATCGACGATACCCCAGCTGCGATTAATAAATACAAGAATGATCACTCTCACGAATGGACTAAAATACTAGGATCAGACACTTTCGACATAGTGGAGGAAGAAGTTGAAACATCGGTAATGTACGACGACTCAGAATAAAACTAAAAAATGAAAGAAGACTATAAAAAATTGTTCGACTCCTTAAAAGAAGAAAAACAAGAGGAGTTGAAGGTAAACAGTCGTGTGTTGATGATAGACTCGTTGAATACGTTCATGAGAGCTTTCGCGGTCATACAGCACACAAACAGGAATTTAACGCCCATAGGTGGACTAACTGGGTTTCTTAGGTCGATGGGTTCGGTCATAAACATAGTGAGACCGACAAGGGTCATATTGGTGTTCGATGGCAAAGGGTCTTCAACAAACAAGCGATACATTTATCCAGAGTACAAAGCAAACAGAGGCATAAGGCGAATAACAAATTGGGACCATTACGAAAGCCAAGAAGAGGAGTCAGAATCCATAACCAATCAGCTTGTGAGACTGATAGAGTATTTGCGGTGTTTGCCAGTTGACATACTCTCCATCGATAAAGTAGAAGCGGATGACGTCATAGGGTATTTGACTTCAATAGTAGACGGAGACATAACTATCATGTCTAGCGATAGGGACTACTTACAACTGGTGAGCGAAAAGGTAACCGTGTATTCTCCAACAAAGAAGATCCTGTATAACGAAGGTAGAGTGCTTTCAGAGTACGGAGTGCATCCTAACAACTTCTTATTACAGAAGATGCTTCTTGGGGACTCAGGGGATAACGTACCAGGCGTTATAGGCTTAGGACCTAAGACTTTACTTAAGGAATTTCCCGCGCTGGCCAAGAGCACGGAAATGACTCTGGAAGAGGTTCTTCAAGTTTGCGAAGACGGTAACAAGAAGATTCACGATAGCATAATCAACTTCAAAAGCCAAATAAAGATAAATAAGCTATTGATGGACCTTAGGTCTCCAAACATTCCTGACGAAGACGCACAAGTAATAAAAAATGTAATACTCGAACCCTATAAGCAGTTTAATTCGCAAGAATTTCTTAGATTGTACGAAGAAGACGATCTAGGGGCGAGTATAAAAGATCCGAGGACTTGGTTACACAATCATTTTTTTAACTTAAGCAAATATAATTAATACATGAGTACATTAAACACTTTACAAGCGTACGGCGTATCCTTTCAGATAAAGGTGATATCGTCGCTTCTAAAACACAAGGAGTTCTTACACGGAGTTTATGATCTATTGAATCCAGAGGAGTTCGACAATCCAGCTCACAAGTGGATAGTTGAAGAAACACTTAAGTACTATTCTAAGTATCACGCCAATCCAACCCCAGAGTACCTATCTGTTGAGGTGAAGAAGATAGAGAACGACGTGTTGAAGGTAACAATAGTTGAGCAGCTTAAAGAGGCGCTAAAAGCAATCAACGAAGACCAAGAGTACGTCGAGACAGAGTTCAGTAACTTCTGTAAGAACCAACAGTTGAAAAAGGCTTTGATGAACTCAGTAGAACTGTTGACAAAGGGACAGTACGATGACATCAGATCAATGATCGATCAAGCTCTCAAAGCTGGACAGAGTAGGGACTTGGGACACGAGTACGAAAAGGACTTAGAAAGCAGATATAGATTGGAAGAGAGAGGCGCGGTACCAACCATTTGGCCACACATCAATGATCTATTGATGGGAGGACTGGGCGCTGGTGACCTAGGCATGGTATTGGGTTCTCCTGGCGGAGGTAAGTCGTGGTTCTTAATTAATCTTGGAGCCACTGCCGTAAAGATGGGATATACTGTTTGTCACTACACTTTGGAGCTTTCGCAAGAGTACGTAGGTAAGCGTTACGATTCCATACTAACAGGCATTGACTTTCAAAACATTCATAAGGAAGATAGCAGAAAGACGATAGAGGAGACCATTAATTCATTACCAGGCAAGCTAATCATCAAAGAGTATCCAATGGGAAAAACCACTCCTTCAAGCATTGAGACTCACATTCAGAAGTGCGTAACCCTTGGGCACAAACCAGATCTAGTCATCATCGATTACGTAGACTTATTGAGATCTAAGTCCAAGTCTTCAGAGAGAAAAGATCAAATCGACGATGTATACACTTCAATCAAGGGTTTGGCAAGGCA